AACTACCATCTTTAGTTAGTTGTAATATTTCACTAGGTGTATATAAACCTGTATTCTTTTTTACATCATTTGGTTGTGTTCCAAAGTAAGCCATTCATTAGCTCCTTTAGGTTTGTCTTAAGAATGAAACATTATATTCTGCACTAGAAGCTGCTGAACATAGTCCCTGCAGTTTATCCCCTGTTTCTAGTGTTATCTTTGTTTGTATTTCAATAGTTGTTCCAAAAGGTAGTGATACATTGTTTAAGATGTGTCTTAATGTGCCACCAGATTTTGTTACTGATAGATCTATTGTTACATCAGCACTACTTGCACTTACATTAGATACCAGAATACCTATTACTGTTTCAGTAGTTGAGCTAGGAACTGCATCAACAATATCTCCTGCTGATGTTCCAAGAACTCCCTGTACTGAATGTAATGTATCTGCCATAATTTATTCCTTTCTTAAGATAAAGCTAATACTAATCCTAAAGATACTCCTCCTGCTAAGTTTGCTATATCTCCTGCAGTAGTTTTTTTAAGGTTATTGCTATCATCTGCATCTGCAAATAATATCACATCTGCACTAGCAACTGTACCTGATGTAGCTGAGGTAGGAGCAACACTAAGGCTAGGTGTTCCAGAAGTAGCACCACCTGCTAAACCAGAGGTAGCACTTGTTGTAATTCCCTCAATATCTCCTGCTTCTGCACCAATCCAAGCAGATCCATTCCAAGCTTTAATCTGATCTGCCCCTGTATCATAAAAGATTGTTCCCTCTACTTTATTTGTTAGAGCAGTATTTGCTGCACTTTCACTAGCAAATATAAAGACTATTGAATCCTGAATATCTTGAAATCTAGCCTCTGTAACTAGATCTCCTGTACTCCAATCAAACCAAGCTCCTGCTGCCATATATATATCTCCTTAATTCTTTTTTAAGTATAACTTATGTTTGTATCAATTCCTAACTTAGAAACTCCTAGAATCCAAGCTCCTGTTTCAGCAGGAGATAGTCCTATGAGCCAATCCCAAGTCTTATTTCTAGCATCTACTTTATGCTTTATTCTCTCTATAAACAAATCATAAGTTTCTATTGTGCTAGATGGTGTAGTAACTTTTGCCTCAACAAAGCTACCAATATCTAATCCTAGTGCTTTAGCCCACAAATTTGGATCTTGTTGTGGTCTAAAAGATAATTGCTCTACTACTGTTTGTGGTATAGAGTTAGCTACAACCTTTTGCTCTGCAATAGATGCTACATCACTATCTTGTATGTTAAGTGTGTTAGTTTCAGTAAGAACATGTGTTCCAAATCTATTAATAGAATCAGAATCTATAGCTATTTGTGTATTACTACTGCCTGTTCTTGTTCTTTGTACTGTATTTATAATTTTATTATCATCATAAGCAGTTCTTATATCAGAATATGGTAACTCTGATCCTCCCTGCCCAAAAGTAGCTGCAGGTGTAGTTGTATTAGTTAATCTATAGTTTCTATCTCTAAATGTAGCATTACCATTACCTGCTATGAAAAATGTACCATTTTCAGCAGTTTCTACCTTTCTAAGTGCAGTTAGTAAATCATCTGTTGTAGGTTGTGTAGTAACTTGTAATTGCCCTGTAGATATTGCTTGATTTGTATATCCAAAGCTATCTAATATGTTTTTTACTCTTACAGAGCTTAATTCTTGTGCCTGTGTAAGAGTTAGCCTAGTTGTTGATCCAAGTAAAGAAATACCTAGATTCCATCCTATACCATCTAATTTTGCATTGAAAAACAGCTTAAAAGCATCAACTACTTTAATTTTTACTGTTGAATCATAGCCCTGCCCTGCATAATTAACAGGAAAACTCTCAACAAAACCATGAAAGAGATCATAAGTTGTAGAGCTATGAGTAGCCCTAATCCTTAATCTTTTTAATGGTTGTATGTTTGTTCTGCCTAGAGATGAATCATAATAATGTGTTGATTGGTTAGGAGAAAATCTGTTATCTCTATTATCTAGCTCAACAATAGCTGTACCTGTTTGAAATTTGTCTAAATTAGATATTCTGCCTCTATTTGTAGTAAAGCTTCTTAGATAAGTAGAAACATCAGTAAATGTTTGAGTACTATCTAAAGGATTAGAATCAAAAGCTATTTCAACAGTTATAGATACATTAGAATCAAAAGTTACTGCCATAATCTTACTCTGCTATTATAAATGATTTGCCTCTTTGCTGAATTGTAGTATTAACTCTTTGAATCTCCTCCTCCTCAACTTGTAATACTATTTCTAGCTTTTGCTGTCCTCCCTGAAAACCTGCAGCTTGAAACCCTGCTAATTCTTGTTGCCCAAACATTGGAACAGTTGCAGTTACAGGAGCTGATATAGCTTGTATTGGTACATCTGGAACAGCAGCTAACCTCTCTGCAGCAGCAGCAAATCTCTCTAATTCTCTTGCTCTGTTGTCTAATCCCTGTATTGCTGCTAATTCACTCATAAGAGATAAGCCTGTAGCTAGGAATGGATTTGCCATACCTGCAGCTGCCAATATCTCCATAAACTTTTTATCTACTGCTAGTTCTTTAAATGTTCCTACTTGCTCATTCAAGCCTACATACTTATCTAGCTGATCCTCTAATTTACTTGTAGTTTTAGCAACTGATTGCTCTAATATTGCTTCTATATCATTTAATTCTTTTTTAGCATCTCTAAGTTCCTCAGATTCTCTAGTTAATTCAAATTCAACAAGCTTTAGTTTCTCTTGTGCTACAGCTAATTCCTCTGATACATCTACACCCTGTTTTTGGAAAAACAGTAACTCAGCTATTTCTTTTTGTAATTCTTTCTTTTGTAATGCCTCCTCAGCTGTTGATAAAGCCTCTCTCCTTTGTGCTTCTGTCAAATTATCTTGAGCCATAGCTAATTCATCATTAAGATCAATTAACTCATCATTATCATCATTAAGTAATGCCATAAACTTTAGATACTTTTCTATAGCAGGTAATGTTCCTTTAGTTAGTTTGGTTGTGTATTTATCTAGCTGTGTTGTTTGATTTGCAAGTTGTGTTCTAACTTTTATTACTTCTCTACCTAAAGCTGCTTGTTGTACTCTAAAAAGATTGGCTTGATCTATAGATCTATCTGATATTTCATTTAAGAATCTTTGTTCCTCAGCTAAATCACTAAAGTTATTAATTAAATATATGATTCCTTTGTCTAAGTCATTTAGTCTATCTAAAGCTAATACAAACCTTATAACTGCATCTCCAAGACTTGCAAATCCCTCTATAAGACTAGGAGTAACATTTTGGATAAGTTCTCTAAACTTAGGCAATAACACTTCTAATGCAGGAATAAGCTCTCTACCTATTTCCTCTCTAAGTTCTCTTAGCTCTGCATTAACTAATCTTGATTGGTTAGCAAAACTAGCCTGTGTTCTATCTAAATCTCCTATTTGTACTGCAGCTTTTTGTTGTATAAGTGCAAGAGTTGCTAATGCCTTTTCTTGTCTAGTAAGCATATCTGCATTCTCTTTACCTGTTTGAATAAAAGCCTCTGTTTGTACTTCTGCTTCTGTTATTGCAATACCATAAGTTTTAAGAGCTTCTCTTTCTCCAACCAATGCTGATCTAAAAGCATTTAATACAGGCTCTGCACCTGCTGATATGTTAGAAAAGGAAGCCACATCAGCTGCAATCTTTGTAAGTTCTATAGATAAATCTGCTGATGCTTCTTGTGTAAATCCAATACCCTGTGCAACTGCACCTAATGTTGCTTGAAGTTGTTGAGCCTCTGCTACAGTTAAACCTGCTTTGTTAGCAAAGTCCTCTAAAAATCTAGTAGCTCTTTCTGCTGCTGATCCAAAGGTAGTTCCAAAAGCAGAAGCAGCCTCATCTGCACTTACTGCTGCTTCAACTGCACCTTTAGAAAAATCAAATAATGTTTTTGTAGCAATTAATGCACTACCTGCTATTGCAGTTTTTTGTAATCCAGATAAACTAGATGCAAACTTTTTATTTCTTTTTTCAGCTTTTTCTGTTTGATCTCTAAATTGTTTAATTTCATTAGAAATAGTGCCAAAAGATCTTGCTACCTTATTAGCTCCAACAAGCTTAATAAACATCTCAAGAGTTGCACTTGCCATTAACTATCTCCTTAATTTTGCTCTAGCATTAGCTTCTGTTACAGCTTTCTGCTCTTTTTTGTTTCTATCTATGTAGTATAACTTCCAAGATTCAAATTCTTGCATACTCATAGATTTTCTTAGAGCATCTACTGTCATGCCTAAATCTAAAGCTAGTCTAAATTCAAAAGCCAACTCTGTACTATTCTGGAAACTCAGAGGCTATTGAAGCCTGATCCTCCTTAGTCCAAGCCATACACCTATAAACTCCAATGAGTATTTTATCTATAATTGCAGGTGTAGCTTTACTATAAAAATCCTCAACTTGATCTAAATCATCTAGTTGTGGCTCTTTTAAGCCTTTGAGCAAAAGGTGTTTTTCAAATAAGACTTCATCTCTTACTCCCTCTATCTCTGAAAGTTCATTGATCTCAACAGTATCTGCTTTTGTTAATCCTCTAACTAATACAGTTGCATCCCATTCAGGAATCTCAATCTCTTTTTCAGGTAAAGATGGAGCATTAGATATATCATCTAAAGTAAGTCTTTTCATGATTACCTCTTTCTGTTGTGAATTACTTATATATTATTCTAAGCAGTTCCCTCAGTTACATCTCCACTAACTTGAAAACTTGCAGAAAATGATACAGCTCCTCCAACATCTGGTGTTCTATCATAACTTGTGCAGATAGCCTCTCCTGATGCTTTTGGATTGCCTCCTGTAGTTCCTATTGGATAGAACTCAAAAGATCCTGCAGCTCCAACTATAGCTTTGAGATAACCATCAACAGTTGCATCAAAAGATCCAGAAATTGTGATAACAGCATCTTTTAGTCCTGCTACATAAGCTTTAGAACTATTAGAAAATGCTGAAACTTCTGCTACATCTGCAGTTTTAGATACAGATACATCTGTTAAAACATTAGAAATATCTCTTAATGTTCCTCCAGAATCATCTATTTTAAAAGCTGCACTCTTTCCATGTGTAAATGTTGGCATTTATCCTCTCCTATTTCTCTAATTTATCCCTGTGCAAATCCTACTGCTGCTGTTATGCTACCAGATCCACCAAAGGTTAGAACTGCTCTTGCATATCTTGCAGGATTACTTGCACTTGTTTTTAGTTCTGATGTTGTTCCTGTTGCCTGAGTAAAAGTTATATAATCAGAAAAAGAAGCATTATCAGAGCTTGTTTGTATTTTAACATCTAAAGTTGGGCTACCACTACTTACTGTACAATGCAGAACTCCTGCACCACCATTTGTACCTGCAGCTCCAAAATCTACTGATGTTTCATTACTTGTACTTGTTACAGCAGTTGGTGTAAGTAAAGACTTACCATCATGTGCATCTCCACTAAATTGAAATGCTACTGCTACTGCAACAACTGATCCTACATCTGCTGATCTATCATAAGATGTTTCTATTGTAGTGCCAAAAGATACAGCATTCCCTCTGGTATAACCTATTGGGGCAATAGAGAATGCTGCCCCTGATCCTCCTAACTGAGCTAAAAACTCAGCATCTGCATCAGGGCTAGAACTTTCAA